CATCAAATTGTGACGTAATTTTCTTCTCTTCTTCCATAAAATCACCCATCATTTCTGAAATTAACACAGCTTTTCTTGCTTCCATGTCCATGGATATCTTTTGTAGCTGTGCTTGCACTTGTGGGTTCTGTTGTGCCATCTGTTGCATCTGTGGAATTTGTTGAATTGTGTCTGCAAACTCTAATTCTATCTGTTCTTGTGCCATCAAACTAATATGTTCAAGACAATTTTTTTCCAAAGAGGCCATAATAGGTGGATTATTTCTAACCATGTTAGTTGCCATAAAATTTAAGTGAGCTGTAATGTGTGCTCTGTGATCTTGACCACGAAATGCTTGAAAAGGTTTCATCGCTAACGCATCGATATGTTCTAACGCTGGATCTTTTGGTGCGATTGGTGCAGGTGGTGGTAAAATTTTATCAATATCTTTAATACCAAGCGCCTCGTACATTTTTCTGTAAGCATTATACAAGTTATGTATTTTAGGATTAGATGTTGCGAGTTGTAATTCTGTTTGTGCAATCGTAATTCTTTGTGACATAGAAAATATGTTTGGATCTGCAACAGGTAAAATATCTACTCTGTCATCAAAATCCATTTGCTTAACTTCTCTTCTACCACCCACTACGTCAAACGGATAAACAGGAGGTAAGTAAGTTTTAAATAATTCTGCTAATAATCTAAATTCAGATCTCATAGATGTGTAAAGTCTTTTGTGTATTGCAGACATTACACGTGAACCTCTTTCAAGAAGTGCGACTGTAGTCCCAACTGCAGCAGCTTGATTACCATCACCCACTTGCATGTCAGCTATCGCAGCAAATCTTTGACCTGCTTGAACGACAATACCCATTAGTTGTAATAATGTTGGAGATGGTTCTTTGTATGGTAGCATCATGAAAGAATCTCTAATATTACCACCTGGTGCATCTACATCTTTAAATTCACCTGGTTGTATTGGTGATGCTTCATCTCTAACTCTTACACCTCTTTGTTTAAATCCTGCTGGCAAGTTTGAAAGTGTACCTGCATCCAACAATTGACGGAGAGCGACCGTTGCCGTTCGACTCAATCCGCCAATCATATGGATCAATCCAAATCCGTAGAATCCTAGTCCTGGCAGAAATTTAAAGTGGACGAAATAAGGTATTCTAGCTTTTCTTGGATCGTCAGGATTAAAGTTCCTTCTAATAGAAAGAACTTTTCGCGAACCTTCATCTACAGTTACAATATATGGGAGCTTGATCCCTGTAAGTTCTCCGTTCGCGTCCTTATCTTCGAAACCTTCTAAATCTAAGTTAACATGGCACTCTAACAAAGTATAAACTTGTTCTGGCTTACCAGATTTTTTTGTGCCTTCTAGTTCTCTTTCTTTTGATTCAACTTCATCTTTAATCACAGATGGTGCACCTAATTCTACGTCAGAATAAAAACCACCAACTTGTTGTTTTCTTAAATCGTTCTCTGACATTTTGATGACATGCACAATAGCTTCTGCATCATCAAGAGATGTTGCAGAGTATGGTACGACTAAATCATCTGCTGGTACAAATTTAGAAACAGCTCTGCCTAATAAATCATCGTAATAAATTTTTTTAAATGTAGATCCTGCTAATGGTAAGTGAAATAACATTTGATCGAACTCTGGCTCGTACTCAGACATTTTTTCCATAAGTTCATAGTTCATGTATTCTTTTACTCTTTGTGCTTGTGCTTCTTTTTGTGGATCACTGTTACCAACAATCTGTGTTCTGATAGGTCCTTCTGCAGGTAATAATTCTTTGTAAGCCCCAGCTTGAAACTGTGTTACCGCTTCTGCTAGTACAGGATGCGTGGCACCTGAAGCACCTTGGAAAGGTTCTGTTCTATTTTCGTATTTAAATCCTAATAGGTCAAGTCCTTCTGTGTAAGATCTTTCCCAATCTTTTCTAGATGCTTTGTAGTCTGTGTAGTTTTGAAATAGTTCTAAACCAATCGGTTCTAAAATTTCATTAGGTAATAATTCTGCTAAGTTGTCAAAGTGATTTGGCGCACCCTCAACATTTACTTTGCTTGGATCAAAATTTAATTCAACGCCACCATCTTCTGTTGGATTTATTTCAACAGGTTGTTTGGTTGCTTCTTCTTGTTTTTGTAATTCTACTTCTTGATCGGGTCCTTCTATTTTTACAGAGGTTCCCAACTCTGAAAGAGTCTTGTCAATATCTGCCATTATTTACGCTCCTTGATTGGTCTAACATTTTTTGCAACATAAGGCAACCCGTGTGGTGTAGGGCCTGATTTTGGTGGGGGTCCAGAATCATCGCCTGCCATCTTCATAATACCACCCCCTGCTTTATTTGATCTTTCTTTTTTTATTGCATCTAATTTTTTATCAAATTTACTTTTTCCTTGATTTATAACCTCTGATGGATCTTTTAAAATTTTTTGCAACACGTTGTCTCCAAGACCATCTAGATTTAGACCCATTTGTTTTAATTCATCTACACTGTATTTTTTACCATCTTTGGCTAATAGTTCTAATATTTCTTCAATGGAATCTAATCCAGGTTCTATATTATCCATATCTCCATCATACCCTGCTCTCGCAGTATCTTCTGAGTAGTCATCTGGAACTCGTTTTGGTTTTCCTGATTCATCTAATATTGTTTCAGGTGGATTATAGTTTATTTCTTCTTGTTTAATTAGACCGTCTACAGTGTCGTATTCACCATCACCAATGTAATAACTAGCGCCACCCTCAGTATCTTTTCTAATAGATATCTTACCTGTAGTCAGGTCCTCGTACATTGTGTATCCGTTGTAATCATAAACTTTTTGTCTCTCAATAGTTGCAGCTTTATCGGTAATATCATCTCCTTTAGTTTTAATTAAATTTACAAAATCAAAGAAGTATTTTGGTGTGCCGCCTTTTGTAATAATTTCTGGTGCAGCTTTTGCAACTTTAGTTGTTTTAATTAAATTATCTAATCCTAAAAATTTAAGAAGAGCCACTGCTCCTCCTGCTCCTGTTGCTAAAAGTATATCTCTTCGTGTCTGATCAACAGTTTCTACAGCTAATCTTTTTTCTAATTCTTCATTTACTTTTTTTGCAGCGGACGCTGATCCTACTAAATTTCTAATTTCTTTTGCAATTCTAGGAAATGTTTTTATTAAAAAATAAGGTGTTGCTGGTCCAACAGCTTCTGCGCCAAACTCTAATATACCTCCTGTAGTTCTTTGTGGCCCTGTTCTCTCTGCTCTTGATTTCTCTAACATATCTGTAAAACCAATTTTATCTTTTATAAATTTTGTATATTTTGGATCCATTATCTCTATTGCTTTTTTAAAATCTTCTATGCCAATCTGACTTAAATCGCCTGTTGTAGTGGCAAGACTAGTTTTACCAAAAAGATATGCAAGCGCTGTTGGAAATCTAACTGCAAGTTCTGGTATGTTAGCCCCTCCTGATGCAAGCTCTTGTGCATAATAAGGATATGCTTCTAGATCTGCGAACATTGTATTAAATGTTTGCATTAAAGTTCTCTCACCTTCTTTCCCATAAATCTCATCTTTAAGACTTGGTGTATTGTTTTTTAAAACATTGTCCATAACTTCAGTGCTACCCATTCCCGCTAAAATTTCTTTAGCTTTTGCAAGATTTTCTATAGTCTCTGAATTAGGTGTCCCATCTTGGAAATTAACACGGCCACCCATAGCCATCATAGTTCTATCCATGGGTTGTATCATACCACCCATATTTTTAGGTATTCTTAAATCTGGTTCATCAAAAAATTTAGAGCCCATAGGTCTAGAGTTTGTTGTAATAGTAAAACCATGATTGTTCCAAACTTCCATCATATTTTTTCGTGCACCTTTAGAATATTCTGAAAAATATTTTACAGTTTGTTTTGGAGATGGTCCTTTGCCAGGCACACCAAAATTAAAAATGGCAGTGTCTATTCCATTTTTAGCTGCAAAATCTTTTGATAAATTATTAAACGCTGCAACTTTATCATCAAAATTTGTATAGGTTTTACCACCAATAATACGTGCTTTGTCTGCATTTCCAGAAAAGAAATCATTTAAAATTGCAGTAGCGGGTCTTTCTAATAAAACACCTTTTTCTTTGTTAATTGCAGGTTTAATTATTTGAACAGCTTCCGTGTAGCCTGGAGCTACCTCATGCACCGCTCCTAAACCAACAGTGTGATCAACATTTTGTCCTTTATTTTTTTTCTGAATTTTAACAATTCTACTATTATAATCGTAGCCAGGTTTGACAATGTCTTGTGCAATTTTATTTTGTATATCTCTGATATGTCCACCATAGATATTAAAACCGCCTTTACCTTTTTGAAACTCTATACTACTTAATATATCATTTATTTTATCCTCAGATGGTAGTCTAACACCAACCGGTTTATCTCTAAGGCCTCTTACTGTTTTGTAATACAACACCACGTCATTACGTAGATCTTTTAACATTTGTTTTTGAACTGATGGTTTAGCTTTAGCGTAACTATCTCCATAATATAAATTAACAAGTTCATCGGAATAAATGTCGGGATCTTCTTTATATATTTCATTCAACCTTTTTATAGAATCAACTTTTACAGGATTCTTTAATAAAGTTTCTCTGGCTTTATCACTCATACCTTGTTTAATTCTATATATGTTAGAGGCTTTCTGACCTTTTTGTTCAGTCAAAAGTTTTATAGTTTCTGGACTTAATTTATTTTCTAGATCTAAAGATTTTACAAATTTTAATTTTAAGGGTGACTCAAAAAGAGATCTTGCTCTATTGTCTACACCAGAAAGATAAGCTTGTATGTCATTAACAAGTAAATTTACTCCTCTTTTTTTATTTCCTGTTACAGTTTTATAGTAATTATCTACTGTTGGATTTTTATCTAATTGTTTTAAAAGAGGATAAGTTGACTCTAAATTTTTAACCATGCTTGGTAGCACTCCAATATTATTAGGAATTTTAAAGTTATCGCCTGCAATATTTATTGCATTTAAATCTGGTCTTGCCGCACTTTTTACACGAGCTATTTCTAATGATTTAATTCTATTTTGTAGTGTTTTAGGTAGTGTAGAATATTTACCTAAATTTTTTTCGTCTGTTAATTTTTTATATTGAAGGTCTCTAAGATCAGTTATAAATTTATTATAAGCTTTTTCATCTGAAACTAATTCTCTAATATCTTTTATGTTTTTATATTTTTTAGGAACTGCGCTTTTATACTGAGGATTGTTTTTAATCTTGTTAAAATTTTCAAGAAGTTGATCCGCATACGCTTGTTCACCCTCATCTAATTTTTTAAACTCTTTAGCTGTCTTAGATGTCTTCGTAATACTAGTTGGTGTTGGAGGTCTAGTCTTGCCTGACTTCTCTATTAATTCTAAAGTCCCCTCCATGAGAACTTTTGGTAGAGCACCTGCAGTTTGTCCTTCAATAGCTTTCATATCTAATTCACTTTTATCAAGAGAGTTTAATTGTAAAAACTCTTCAAAGGTTCCTTGAAAGCCTTCATCAACTGCGTTCTGATACTGTAAAAAAGATTGATTAGGAAAAGCATCCATCAACGATCCAGCAACTTCTTGATCTGTTTTTGTTTCTGGTGATGGATCTTTACTACCTAAAGCAAACCTTTCTCTTAACGTAGGCTCTAAAGCTTCAAAGCTATCTGTTGCTGGATTAAATAAGTACTTCAACAATACCTCCTCTTGCAAAACCTTCTCTTGGATCTAGATCTCTAGGGTGCACACCATTTTCTTTAATATATTTTAATTCATCAGACGTTTCATCGCCGTAGAGTTCCACACCCTCAAGTTTTTTAATACCTCTGTCTATATTAAGATCTACGTTACTAATGATGCCTTCTTGTTTAATTGGCACAACTTCTGCTGTCTCTAATAGGTCATCACCAGGTTGCACTTTAGTATCCTCTGGTGCAATCTCATTTCTAATTTTTACATACTGTGCTCTTTTTTCATTTTGTGTTCTAATTGCTTCTAACAATTCTTGTTTGTTTCTAACCATTGGAGACTTACCTAATTCAATATCCGATATTAAATTGTCTATTGATTCTATCTCTGCATCAATTTCATCTGGTAAATTGTAGTGTGCGTATGTTTTACCCGGTGCTTTTTTATTTTTAGGCACAAGTCCTAATTTTCTAAATTCAAATCTGCCTGGATATCTTATGCCTGGAGATCCAAACGCAGGATAATTATTATCAATATATTTTTCTAGCGTGTCAAACGCATCGTCACCGTAGTGATGCCTAAAAACTTTGATGGGATCTATAAAAGGATGACCGCCTTCTTTTATAGCGTTATAAATATTCTGTGTTGTTTCTATACGACCTGCCTCAATCTCATCTCTTAAAAATTGTCTGGCTAAAGTTCTATAAATACCTTCACTAGGACCATAACCTTTACCTTGATACTTTCGTTTGACCAAGGCTTTTCGATCTATCTCTGCTTTACCAGATTTAATATCTTCCATCTCTCTAATTAATTTTTGAATTTTATTCATAGATTCTAGGAACATTGGATCTTTTTTAATATCTTCTGCTTTAAATCCTAACTCTTTTTTTGTAAAAGTATCCTTATAGTCATCAAAAATTTGTTGTGGATTTTTACCATTAGCAACTAAATCATCAGACAGCTTGTTAACTTGCTTTGTAAGATCGTTATAAATTTTAGCGTTGTAAAAAAGATTATCCAAATCTTTCTTACCAAGAGCCACGTTGTTATCTAAAATGTATTTTAAATTCTTCTCCATACCATTCTTAATAGCTTCTAACTCTATTCTAAACTGTGAATAAATACTTTCTGTTGTGCCGTCTAACCCTTGCAATACCATTTTACTTTTCATTGGATTAGATATCTTAGAATTAACAAAAACTAATTCGCCTCTTTCTTTTTTGGTGGCTAGTTTTTTAGGCTGACCTTTACCTTTAATTCGTACGTCTTCTATACTTAAATCATCTATATTACGATTAAAGTCATCGGCTTTAACTCCGGACACTTTTTCAGCTAAATCTTTTGCCAACTTCTCTGGAATACCATTCTCCATAAAGTATACAAAAGCTTTTAAAAAATCACTGCCAATTTTCATCTAATAGTACGTCCTCTTACGCTTTGGTTTTTTTTCATCAATATAGTCTTCAGGGTGTCCGATTAGTCCACCTTGTCTGAATCGCATGATGGCTTGTGTTGTTGAGTCTACCAAGTCGTCATGGTCTCCATTAGGAAACGCTGCGCACTCTTCGATAACTTCGTCCGCAAATTTCTGCTCTGGTGCCCATATCATACCAGATTCGAACAAAGGTGCAACCGCATTTACCCTTGCATGCTTATCATTACCTTTTGATGGTGTGAAATTTATAACAGGTATATCCATCTGTCTAAGTTCGTAAGTTAGGGGTAATCCTGATGCTTTGGCTTCTATAATTACTGATTCGGGCTGCCAGTATTTATATTGCTGTAACGCTAAACGTCTAAGCTCTGGAAACTCGTATCTACCTTTAACTGCATCAAGTAATAATAAATTAGCAGGTTGGTCCTCTGATGGAAAAAATACACCCCACGTTGTGATGGCTGAATAGTCTGCTGTCTGTTTTTTTAGAAACGCTGTATCGTAAGATTGTATGACGTGATGTAGAGGTGGTATGGTTTCTTTGTTATAAACTTGCCACCACTCTCGTTTTAAGATTGCTCCTTCTTCTGACGTAGGTTGTTGCATCCACTGCGCGTTCCATTTGCTCACAGGCAATGTTGCTTTTACTTTCTCAAGTTCTTCCGTGGTCCAATATTCTGGCCACACTGGTCCGTGGTCCATGAGTGCCGGAAACTCGACCACGTGCCACTGATCAGACTTCGGCTCTTTTTGATTTGCTATAAGTTTTGCAGTTAAATCTTTTGTAGACCAACGTGTCATAACCAAGACGATCTTACCACCTGGTTGTAAACGTTGACGTGGTCCTGATGTATACCACTCGTACGCACGTTCTAATGCGTCAGGACTCAATGCATCTTGTTCCGAATGTGGATCGTCTATGATTAATAGATCAGCGCCTCGTCCTGTAATAGCTCCACCTACACCAGCAGCAAAGTACTCTCCGCCTTGTGCCGTCTCCCACCTGCCTGCTGCTTTCGAGTCTTCTTGTAGTGTTGTATTAAAAATTTTTCTATAATCTTCTGAGTCGATAAGATGTTTTGACTTACGACCAAACCGCACGGCTAGTTCTGAATTGTGCGTGGTCTGTATGATCTTGAGTTTCGGATCACGGCCCACCATCCACGATGGCAAGAGATAAGATGCAAATTCTGATTTTGTATGTCTGGGTGGCATATTGACTATCAGTCGAGTTATTTCACCCGTAGCCAATTTATTAAATTTATCTGCAATATGCTTGTGGTGGGACCCCTCTACAAAATCTGGCCACATACATTTTACAAAAGATAGGAAGTCATTCTTAGCTTTGTTCTGTATCTTTTTTTCTGCATGGAGCACTTGAAGCTTTTTAAAGGTCTTACGTACATCCGCAGGTAATTTTTCTATATTTACCTTATTCAAGTCCATGGTACCTAAAACGTTTTTATAGGGGGTGGGTGTCTAAATCAAGCAGTAAATGCAAAAGCAGTGGGACCCCTTTTTGTTACAAAGGGGGGATGGGGGTGCGATACAACCTGTAATTGAACACTGTTTCGGGACCCCTAGGCCGTGCCGAAGGCACGGCCTAGGGTTAAATTTTTTAGTCTAGTAAGACCATGTATGCTTTGGCATTGTTTTTCATAAACCAATCTAATAGGTTTCGCATTTCTTGCCAATGCTTACTGTTTCCTTCTCCTAGTTCTTTGTCTTCAAGAGTGGCGAGTGCCTCATGATAAAATATTTTATCATGTTTCTCGCTCTCCTCTTTTGTTAGTTCAATAGATTCGCCTGTGAATCTATTTCTTCTTGTGTAGTCTTTGTTATCTTTCTGTGTTTCCATAGTCCTATATTATCCTATTATAGACTATATGTCAACCCTATCTCTCTCCCCCGGTTCTAGTGTCTTTATATGAATAGTAGTGCCACCATAACCGTTGCCAATTCTCTCAGGGTCATGTATCGGTGTTTCAAGTGGCGTGGGTCGTGGCGCTATACTCACGATTTGTTCTGCATATTTGTGTACAAAATCCATTTGACAACTATGACTACAAAAATAATTCCATATTGTACCCCCACCATTGCCATACATATTCCTGTGATATTCGGAGTGTTTTACCTTTCTAGTTCTTAGAACCTTAGAGCCTTTCTGACCACGAACTCTATCCGTGGTTCTACTAGTATGGCACATCGGACCATGACACCAACTAAAATTCATGACGGTAGTCCTCCTAACATTGACGCAATACCACCAACTGAAATCAAGATACCTAAATAAACATCTTGCGTATGGATAGCATAGATTATGCCTAGAACTCCTAGACATAATCCAATTAATACCATGAGCAATCTTGCAATACTTTCTGCTGTCATGTTCTTATCCTCGCATTTCCAGTTGCCATACGCCAACCCTCGTTATCTAAATCCCAGTACACTAAACATGGTACACCATTTTTAGATACAAAAGATTTTCCTTTCGTTCCGTCTGGTTTATCATACTGACCTTTTCTAGTGATAAACTTTTCGTGTTTCTTTGCATAGTAAGTTATATAAAACATTTCGTCCTTTCTGTTATGGGTATCCTATAATAAATAGGATACCCTGTCAACCCTTTAATTTAGGGCTTGTTCGTATGCTTTTCTCAAAGCGATTTTTTGCTCTCGCGTTTGAGTTTTGTTTTTCATACCTTTAATCAAATTAGCAAGATTGCTAGGATTGTAGATTGTTAAGCCAGTAGAATTAGTTTTAATTAATTCTGCCTCGTTTAATTCTATTCCAAGTTCTTTTGCTAACTCTAGTCCCTCAGATAAATATCTGTATGCTTTTAAACCAATCTTTAATTGGTCTGTCTGCTTACCAATACTATCTATCCAAGTTTGGTGTGTGGAAACAACTCTTGCTTTTGCCTCTCGCCATGCAAGAAAGATATTGTATTCATCTTTGGTACAAGCGATTGCTCTTGAACGACAATGACTAGTTCCAATAACATCAAGTTGATATTGATCGTTAAAGTTTTTAGTAAGACCAGTTCCGTTATCACTATGGTATCCACTATCCTTACCGAGAAACTTATTATTCGCCTCTAGGTGTTTAGTTTTATGTGGGTTGTTATCCTTACCATTTTGTTGAGCAATAATATCAGGATTGCAACCACCCTCTTTTAGTTCCTCTCTAAAATATGCGTGAGCAAAATGGTCTGTATCTTCGCCATGACTATATTCATGACCATTGAGATTGCCATATAAACTAAAATCAAAATGCGATTTAGTTTCTGTTTCGTCGCCCTCGTCATCTTTATCTTCCATATGTGCAAAGTAAAAGCATTTATCTTTTGCAACTACATCACATGGATTGCCATACTTCTTTTTAAACTTTCGTAGTGTGGCTACATCTTCAGTAGGATATGACCTCTCTACTACTTGTCTTGCAAGTTCAAAAGTATTCTTTTGGCTTTCGTTAAAGTTTTCTCTTGCCTCTAGAAATGCCTGTTTCTCTTGCGTGTCCTCTTTTTCAAAGACATCTTTAATCCGATTATAGAGTTTGTTTCTATACTCGGTGTTCATACGTATTTTTGACATTGTGTCCTTTCTGTTATTGTTTATAATTATCCCATAATATCCCTTGACAAAGTATTTGTCAAGCATTATATTGAGTTAGGACTAGTAAATAGTCCTTTCAGTTCGCTGGTGGGTAGGGTCATAACCCTTGCTGGTGCCACCCCAGATAAAATGCGGTGGTCGGCGAACAGGTCAAAGGCGCTTGGAGTGAGGAATTAAACTCTATAGCATAGGTCGTGATCCTGAGTGGATGGGATTGTATTTGGGCATGTCTGGATACAATGAAAATCCTCGCCTACGCACACCTGCGCCCTTGAGCCCTGATCCCGTCGGCTGATAAGGTAAAACGCGGGATCTGGGGTCAAGACTGAACGGAACTTTGGAACCGGACCGGATCGCAACCGGATAAAAGAAGTGTTGGCCAGGTCAAGTCTGAAATAACATTGGCCTCTGCCCTGAACATCGGGCGGGGCTTGGCCCAAGCTTCAAGCCACAAGCTTGCCACAATTAGAAAGTAAGATAAGTTATGAATAAGAAAGAAATAAGAAAACTAATAGCCAATACATATTGGGACTTGAAAAGAGATCACGAAGATATAGATGATTTTGCAAGTATCAGTTATGATGTTGGATATATGGTTAGTTTATTAATTAGTTTAGACAGAAAAAAAACAGCTGACAAGATGTACAGTTATTTTTTAAGCAATTGGTAAAACTTGAGCCCGTATCGCATGACCCTCACACTAGGTCATGACTAACTGGTATAAGCACGCAAGTGTCCAGAAGGGAGCATGCAAGCTAATCATGCGGTACGGGGTCAAGTGATGCGTAATGCATGCAATAAAATAAACTTGGGCGCAACTTGACCAAACTTGAGCCCTGATCCATTATGAAATGGACGGTCCTTATTAAGACTTGCAAGCAAGTAGTGATGGATCTGGGGTCAAGCGCCAAGTACACTCTTTAGAGTTTTCCGGCTTGACCAAACTTGAACCGCTTCCTGGTCTGTTTAGCAAGGGTAAGAAACGCGAATTGCGGGAGCAGAGGGAAGCACCAAGCCCCAAGCTTCAAGCTACAAGCCCCACCCACGGGCGGGGATAAAGTATCGTGGCCCAAGCGCCAAGGAACAAGCTTGACAATGGAGCAGGGATATTATAGGATGAATTTATGAGAAAGAAAATAGACAATAACAACTTGCTCCCATACTTCACGGATCATCACGAGGACTTACCAACTGATTATCTAGAATCGTGTGAGGAGTTTTTTATAAAACTAATAAAAGAAAATAAGGTGAAATATGCAAAAAACAATAACAATATCAAAAGCAGTTGAGAGAATGATCACTGCAATTAATATCACTACAGGGGATGATGGACACAGGTCTCAAGAGGCTGTGAAGACATTCCTAGAACTATTAAAAATGGAGGAGAAAGATTATGCTAAGCAGCAACAGTTCTACGGCTAAGAAGAAAAG